AACGGCTATATTGACGTGACCAACGCATAAGGAGGGCTGATATATGGCAGTTATCACGGTAAGCGACTTGCAGGAATATCTCGGTATCGACATAGTTGATGCGCAGATAACTGCCAATCTCACCCGTGCAAGAGACGCGGCTGAAAAGTGGCTGTATGCGGGGGTGTCTCAGAACTTTGATGAGACTGACCCTCGTGCAGTCGAGCTGGCACTGGCGTATGGTGCCGATATGTACAACAGCCGCGTCATAAACGGCGTGCCGGGCAGCAACGTGCGCAAGATGATGCGGGACTTTACCTTGCAGTTAAAGATCGAGGGAGTTGTGGAAGATGGCTGAACACGTTTATGACAAGATCGTTGTACTGCAAAAATACGATGAGGATATTGACGGCTACGTTGATGTTCCGGGAGTGCCGTCACTTCACGCTCATATCAATCCTGCGGGATTCTCCACAGAAAAATATGAAGGCAAAGCCATGCAGGATGATGTACCCTTTGATTTCTTTCTGCGGTATAACTCGGTGCTTGCCGCGATAGTCCTGCATCCTCAGCTCTACCGTCTCGTGTGGAACGGAGAGGCGTTCGACGTAAGGGGAGCTGATGACTATCAGTTCCAGCACAAAGAAATACGGCTTCGGGGAGTGATCACGAATGGCGGGAGATAGCGTATACGACCAGCTCGCGGCTATGTTTACGAGTGAACAGCTGACTATCACGGACGAAGTCAAGAAAGCCGAGCGAAAGCACGCCAACAGGCTGAAAAACCGCATAAGAAAAGACAGCCCGAAACGCAAAGGTGGCAAAGAAGAATATGCAAAAGGCTGGGTGGCGGAAACTGTGCATGAAAGTGTCGCAGATCTGTCCATCGTGGTACGCAATAAAGCCGAACCGACACTTCCGCACCTGTTGGAGAAATCACACAGAATCATCGTCCCGAGCAAAGATGGGAGCGGATATGTGATGCGCGATACAGGCAGGGAGACCAAGCCGCACCCGCATATCTTAGCGAATGCGGAAGCTGAGATAGAAGCGTTCTGGAACGACATAACGAAAGGAGGCGGCAGTAAATGACCTTCAAAAACTGCAAAGAGTTGCAGACCTTTCTGAAAACAGGAACGGGGCTGCGGGCGGTGTTCATCGACTCGTGGGAAGGCTCAGTACAGCCGCCTTATATCGTAGTCAGCAAGGGCGAAACGCAGACAGTCCGCGCCGATGACAAGGTATATGTCAAGGAACAGCGCTTTTACATCACGGTGTTCACCAAGAAAAACGATGATGAAACGGTCGAACTCGTTGAGGACCTGCTGGACGAGAGCGAGACCGACTATAAAGAAGAGACGGGGTGGCTCAACGACCTCCGCCTCGAATGGCACGAATTTTTGATCTGAAAGGAATGATAATTTTATGGGCAAGAACAAGAACCTTATCAAGTACGGCATCAAGAACATCACTATTTTCCCTATTACCGGGATAGATACCACCAAGACCGACGGTACCGCTTATGCTTACGGCACGCCCTTTAAGGTGCCCGGTACACAGCAGATCTCTCTGTCTGCTAACTGGGCGAACAACACAGTATATGCTGATGACATCGCCTACGCTGAGCAGACTGCAAACCTGGGCTATGACGGCAACTGGCAGAACGTTCAGCTGACAGAAGAGTTCGAGGAGAAGATACTTGGCGACGTGAACGGTCAGGAAAACGCAGATGTGACCATTACACCCTTCGGCATGGCTTTCCAGTTCGCTGGAGACAAGAATAATGGCAGAGTTTTTCTTTATCATGTAGATCTCACCAAGAGACCTGACCTTGTTTTTAATACAAAGACCAACAGCCTGAGCGTTGACAGCGACACTATCAGCCTGAACGTAAAACCTCGTCTGGACACCCACGACGTAAAGGTCAAGGTTTATCCCGGTGATGAGCTGTATGACAGCATTCTCACAACAGCGCCTAATCCTGTTGAGAGAGCAGCATCGGCAAGCATCGACATTTCGGGCGCCGATACCGTTGAGGTCAGTGATACCATCACGCTGACAGCAACTACATCACCTTCGGGGCAGGCAGTAACATGGTCGTCCCTTGATACCGATAACGCTACCGTAACAAGCGGCGGCGTAGTTACGGGTGTCGCAGAGGGCACCGCCACCATCAAATGTGCGCTGACCTCCGACGGCACTGTATATGCAACTAAGGTGATCACTGTAACGGACACAGAGTAACGGGCGGTGATGAAAATGCCGCGATACTATACAGGATTTCGTGATTTCGCGTACAAGATCAGCGGGGGAACTATGACCCCGCTGAAAGGTGCGCAGAAGCTGTCCTTCGCCACGCAGTCGGCAAGCCGCGAATTAACGATGCGTGTCGGCTCTGGCGCAGCGGCATACTCGGAGAGCGTTGAGACAGGTAGGACGGCAGACCTTAGCATCGTGCAGCTGCCTGTCTCGTTTCTTGTGGATGTACTGGGCTATACCGTTGATGAAAACGGCGTACTTACGAGGGGTGTTCTTCACAAGCCTGTACATTTTTCACTGTTCTACGAGGTCCAGACCGACGGTGAGCCGATCCGCACACAGCTGTATGACGTGTGCTGTGTACGCCCGAATTTCGACGTTACATCGATGACCAACAAGCCTTCTGTGGATATACGCAAGCTGAAGCTCATCGTTAACGCCGATCTGAGGAATACCAAAGCGTATGAACGCAGCGTGAGCCGCGAGGACAGTGCAGAGATGTTCAACACATGGTTCGGGGAGGTGCAGACATGATCGGAGTTACCGAGATAGACGGCAAAGAGATCAGGTTAAAAGCCTCTGCGGGAGTGCTGGTGCTTTACAAGTCACAGTTCGGAAGTGACTACATCGAGGACAGCAGAGAGATATACAGTGCCGACAGCTTCAACCTCACGGACTATCTGATGACAGGGTACCGGCTGCTATGGTGCATGGCTAAGATCGTGGATCCTGCTATACCTCCGCCGGATGAATGGATAGAGAGCTTCAAGGTCTTTGAACTGGAAAAGCCGCTTAAAAAAGCTCAGGAACTATTCTCGGACAGTCTGAAACAGGTGGATGACATCGAGCAGGTGGAAAGCACATCAGAACCGCTGACAGTTGAAAAACTGATAGCATACTCCGCACTGTGCGGGATGACCCTTGCGGACCTTGACCGCTTGCCTCTGCCGATGGTACTAAGTACTATCTACGAGTATATACGGCTCAAATATGGCAGTGGGGACGAAGCGAAGACAGCTTCACAAGCAGACTATGATAACTTTTAACATATCCCTCCGTCACGACCTGCGGAGGGAATTTTTTGTAAACGAAATCAACAGGAGTGATCTATATGACACCTGATGAGATAGATGATGAGATAGAAACCATGATCGAGATACTAACGCGAACAAGCGGACTGATAGAGGAGTGAGATAGATGCCAGCAGCATACCGCAGTATATATGTAACATTTGAAGCGAATACGCAGAAGCTGGGAACGGCGCTGAAAAGCATCGACAGCGAAGCCAAGTCCGTTAACGCAGATCTCAAAGAGATCAACAAAGGGTTGAAACTCGACCCGGGTAATACCGAACTGATGGCGAAGAAATTTCAGGCACTTAGTGATGGCATAAGCAACACTACCAAGCGCCTTGAAATGCTGAAAAAAGCCCGTGAAGAAGCTACAAAGCAGCTTTCTGGCATGGATAAAGCCTCTGATGATTATAAAAATCTTGCCGCTCAGATCGACAGCCTGAACAAAGAGATAGACCGCAGTAATGAAAAATTGGCGAACTATCAACGTGAAGTGGGAAATACAGCAAACGAACTGAAAACCAAGCTGACGGAAGCAGTTTCGTCCCTGAAAAACGAGCTTTCAGGTGCCGTTGATATTATCAAAAAGGCAGAGCTGGCGCTCATAGCATTTTCTGCGGCATCGGCAAAGGTGGGAGCTAACTTTGAGAGTGCCATGTCTCAGGTGGCGGCTACCTTGCAGATACAGGCGGGTACGGAGGAGTACGAGAAACTTTCTGCCGCCGCTAAGGAGATGGGCGAAAGCACGTCCTATAGTGCCGCTCAGGCGGCTTCGGCACTCAACAGCCTTGCCCAGGCGGGCTACACTGCCGATGAAAGCATCGAGCGGCTGCCGAAGACTCTCGCACTGGCAAAAGCGGGCGGGCTTGATCTCGGCTCTGCCGCGAAGATCGTAACGCAGTCTATGGCGAGCTTGCAGCTTTCCGAGAGCGACCTGGACAAGCTGCTGGATGAGATGGCGCGGACGGCGCAGAAGTCCAATACAAACATAGCCGAACTGGGCGAAGCTATCAAGGGCGTGGGCGGCACCATGAATATGGCGGGCCAGTCTGTGGAGACAATGCTCACCGAACTTGGTATGCTTGCGAATGCGGGCGTTGCGGCAAGCGAAGCGGGCACCCACCTCAGGAACGTCATGCTCGCCCTCGTCAAGACGGATGTGCAGAAGTCCCTCCATGATATGGGCGTTGAAGTCACCGACAGCACGGGCGCTATACGCGACCTTTCGGAGATCATGACCGAACTCGCGGAAGCGACCGACGGCATGACTTCGGGAGACAAGCTGACCCTCTTCGGTGATCTTTTCAACGTTCGTGACCTGGCGAGCGTGAATGCCCTGCTGAACGGCACGAAAGGCTCTATGCAGGCGCTGCGTGCGGAAATCGAGAACTCGCAGGGTGCGGCATCGCAGATGGCGGAGACGATGGGCGATAATCTCACGGGGGATATCACTATACTTAAATCTGCCTTTGAGGGTTTGCAGATAGCGATCTCCGAAAAGCTCAATCCCTCGCTGAGAACTGCCGCGAAGAACAGCACGGAGTTCATCGGGCAGATGAGCGACAGCGTGAAGTCGGGTGAACTGGCGAAGAGTTTTGAAAAGCTGGGCAACTCCATCAGCAAACTCATCAATTCGGGGCTGAATACCGGTGCAAAGGTGCTCCCGACGATCATCGACCTGCTGACGGTGGTCGCAGAACACTTTGACGATATACTGGCGATATACCTGGCGATGCAGGCGTATGCCAAGACAAAGGCTATCGTTACCGCGATAGGCGAAACGGTCGTTTCTGTAGTGAACCTCACCAAAGCGATCAAGACCGCACAGACAGCACAGGAAGCCTTTAACGCGGCATCTGCGGCTAACCCCATAGGTGCTATAGCGACTGCGGCAGCGGCTGTTGTGGCGGGTCTTACGTTCGCTATAACAAAGGCGGCTGAGGCAATAGACGTGCTCGGCGGGGAGACTGCACAGGCATCGAAGGAAGTGCAGGAGTACGCCGAAAATATTCACAAGCTGACCGCCGAAGTGAGGGAGACCAACGATGCACGCGAGAAGTCGCTGAACGACATTGACCGCGAAAATGCAAGGCTTTCAACGCTTGCGGGAACTATCGGGGAACTGGCGGACAAACAGGAAAAGACAGCGGCAGACTATGAGACACTGCACAGCTATATCGCAAAGCTGAACGAAGCTGTACCCTCGCTGAACCTCGCCTTCGACGATCAGACCAACACCCTGAACATGACCCGCGATGCCATGAAGCAGCTTGTGGACAGCTACGAGGCATACCAGGAGCTTCAGGCGCGTATCGACTACGGAGCTGATCTGAAACGAGAGCAGGTCGAGCTGCAAGATGCTTTCGACGACACATCAAAGAAGCTGGACAAAAGTTATCAGGATGTAAAACGTCTCAGGGATAAGTATACAAGGGATAAAAACGCCCGCGATAGTATAGCCGACCGACTGGGCAATGATGCTGATCTGATGATGCAGAGCCCTGTATATCTAAAGGCGCAGAAACAGTTTATTGAAACAAGTAACCTGCTTGAAGCCGTCGAAGAAGATTGGCACGAACTTGGCGAAGCGCACCTTGCGGCAAGGACCTCTCTCGAAGAAGTCAATGAAAAACTGGACAATAATAATGCCGCCATCGACAAATGCACCGAAACCGCAGAGGGCTATACCGAAGCGACCGATGACTCGACTGATGCCAATAATAAGAACAAGAAAAGCCTTGAAGATGCCGCGAAAGCCTATGATGCCGCAAAGACAGCAACAGCAGGATACAAGAGCGAGCTGAAAGACCTTCTCGGCGTACTGGAAAACGTAAATAAGGGCACCGCATACAGCACATCTCAGATGCTTGACCTTATCGAGAAATACCCCGAACTCATCAACTACATCCATCAGGCGGCGGATGGATATACCATCGAAGCGGACGCGGTGCAGCGTCTGACAGAAGTTAAGGCGGAGAATACACTGAGATCACTGCAAATGCAGATATCCGCCCTTGAGGGGCAGATGAGCAGTGCGGCACACTCGGGGGACAGAAAGCAGTTTGAGGAACTGAGGCAGCAGTACGCACTGCTGCAAGAGCAGAAGTCCGCCTACGGTGAGATACTTGCGGACATCCAAAACGGCATAATATATTCAAGCCGTTCATCGTCGGGCAGTTCAGGCGGTTCGTCGTACTCTTCGGGCAGTAACGAGGATGACCCCTACTCCGAGATGGTCAAAGAACGCAAGGCACAGGCGAAGTCCGAACAGGCGGAACTGGAGAACCTCTACAAGACCGAGAAGATCAGCGCGGAGGACTACTACAACGGGCTGATGGACATTGCACGGCGGTACTATGACGGCATCGGGGACTTGCGCGAGGAGTACCTTGACGCGGAGGAAAAGGTCTACACGGGGCTGAAAAAGGCGCAGGAGGACGAGCTTTCCAATGCGAAGAAGCTGACCGACCAGCTCAAAGCCGTGAAAGATGCCGAGGATGCCTTGAAGAATGCTCAGAGCCAGCAGGTA